CCAGCCCCAAATTCGATAAACAGAAGTTCTTTGCCTTCTACGACAAGTTTTGCACGGGAGACGTCCCCGAACGATTCCATTTTCACATAACTGTAATGGGATGTATCAGAACCGCTTCTGACCCCATTTTCGTCATATGTATAGTTGGCCGCGCCCATGTTTTCGTCAATAACTGGTATTCCAGACTCTGCCAATGCTTTTACAAGTTCATCTGTTTTTTTTCGCAAATATTCCTTATATTTTCGGAGCTCTTTTATTGCAATATCAATCGATTTAGGGGACAGCCCTATTGTGATGTTATGTCTTGCCATGTCAAACCTACTTAACGTTTTTTTGGAGCAAAAACAAGTCGACCGTCAATCCTTCGTCTGCAACTCCAATAACTTTATAGTCAGCGGACTTTGGGTCTGGTCTAAGATTTTTATGCGCCACAGAAGATTTTTTCCAAACAAGGCTGCCAACCGTTAGCGGAAGCCTCCCTTTATCAGACGCAATCTGCACGTAATTTGTGGATTGATCTATCCCGAATTCTTTCATCAACGCTTCGCTTAGCTTGTTGCTTATATTCGCAAAAAATTTGACCGGCTCTTCATATGCGGTTTCTGTTTCACCTGTAATAACCGGTACGGATTCGCCATCAATGACAATGTATTTAACGTCCCCGTTTTCGTCCAATTCGTACACGGGTCCTCTTCCATTCGGAAGCGAATGCAACATTTTTTGTTTATTTATGTCAAGCATCTTCTTTAACCTCCGGAAGTCCGGCGATACTTGTCAAAATAGATAAGCATCCTGCGAGAACTGACGCAGACGCTACCATAACCCAGTTTACGTCTCCAATGACTGCCGCCGTTCCGATTGTAGCAACTGCTGTCTGTGCGCATGTTTTAACAGCTCGCACTGCAGCCGCCTTCATCCACTTCATACCGTATTCGCTCATGGTGTTGCCTCCTTGTTATTTAATCGTGTTTCGATACCATCTATGCGGTGATGCGCCGATTTTACAGACGCGTCAAGCTCTACGATTTTTTCGCCGTGTGCCTGCACGTCTTTTTTTACGGCCGATATATCATATTTAATATCTGCCGTGTTCTTGCTTATGATATCGAGTTTGCAATTTAACCCTGCATTCTCCCTTGCTCTGCTTTCGATATCTTTTGTGTCTGTTCGTTTGTCCCCACGAATAGAAAAAATCATAGAACAAACGCTAAATACAATCGAGAAAGAAAGTGCAACAAGGCTTATGATGTTTGCTATCGTCATTTTTACCGCCTTATAATGTTTATTTCGCACACTACCCTCCACCTCTCAATGTGTGCGGCCTGCTGCCATAAGGCAACGCACAATCTTCTATGTATTACAAGATTTTTACAAACGGATAAATACCAGCAAACAACTCCTCTCTGTCTTTCCAGCTCCTACTTACGCCATTCTCCGAATAAGATGCCATGTATGACTCTCCTGCCTGAGAACGGTCGTAAACAACCAGATTCACAATATTTCCTTCGTACTTTTTCATATCCATTTCTATTTTTTCTTCTGTATAGCTATCTGGATACATTTTCCTTGAAACAATTTCCTGTTTTACCTGATCGATAAGCTGCTCAAGAAGTGGGTTGTCCTCCTTGCTGTCGAACACGACTGTGTCAGAATTTTCTACGCTTTCAATATGGAATTGCTTTAATCGTATTTTTACCTGTTCCAATATTGAATAAGCCATAAAACCCTCCTACAAATCGAAAATCTTCACAAAATGTTCCTTTATCGCGCTTCCCGTCATGGAATCTGCGTTTTCAATTCCATACTGCTTCGCGAGCGCTCTAAGATCGTCGACTTTCATCATGTTTATTTCTGTTTTTGTTTTCCGGAATTTTTCTGGATTTATTCCAGAGGCAGACACTTCCGCTTCCGGAATAAACTCACCTGCTTTGTACCATTTTCCGTTTCGCTTTACTGTGTATTCAGCAATCATTTAAGCCTCCTAAGCGACTTTCATAACCACAACGCTGTCCATTCCTTCAAAGGTAGGGAGACCGATCATTGACACTATGCAATGCGTATTGATCGGATGATTGGTTGCATATGTGTATACAGAAATACCAGTTTCTACGATAGACAGATTGCCGTCTGTAATACTTCCGCTTCTTTCTTCCGGAGTCTTTCCGAATACATAATCTCCCAGGTAAACGCCGCCAGACTGTGCGGAAATAATACCGGTTGGTACAAAATACTTTGTCTTCCCATCTGCAGGGTCTACATAAAGCTTGTCGTAAACCTCGATTTCAATTCCGTATCCACGCAGATATTCCGTTACCTGCGCCTGCTGCAGCCTGATTCCACCGTTATAAGCAGTAATGCCAAGAACCTGTTTCTTTGTGTCTTCCGCTTTCAGAACCATTTCCCACGTCTCTGTATTCATGGTAAACCTTGTAAGCGAATAGCCAGTTTTCTTTGCAAATGCTCTTCTTTCTTCGATCAAGTCATCCAGAGGTGTTGCCGTTGCCGCCTCAGACCATTTATCTGTATCGCTACCGGAAATATCCACGAAGTGATCTGCTTTATGCGCTGTTCCTCCGTCTCTTGTGTACTCGACTGTATAGCTCTTGTTCCCGATTGTTACAGGGATTTTCGGTACGCCGTCCGACGGTGCCAACAAGCTCCAAATCTGACGTTCTGGTACAACCATAGCACCTTCGATCAGCATCATTGGTTTCTTGCTGATCTCGCGAAGGACCTGATTCGCAAGGCCGGTGTTTTCTGCACTTCTGTAATTGTCGTATTCCTGTTCTTCTTTTTCTGTTACCATATATGACTCACGGTAAAGAGGCATTTCGTTCTGGATATCGGAGAACCCGCCAACATCTCTCAACTCTGCCTGTGCGTCAAAATTAGATGCTTTCAGGGAAACAGGAAGCCCGCTTTTCCCCTTAATGAATCTCAGCTCCAGAGAATCCTGTTTTCTTGTGCCGAATTTCTGCCTACCGAGATACGGTGCGGAACCAAGTGTTTTTTCGTAGTTATTCCACATTACGCCAAGGCTTCTGGCTGTAAATGCTTCGGATAAAGGTAATGCCATCCTTAATTTCCTCCTGTTTTTTAGTCAAAAAAAGTAACTCTCGGGGTTGCAGCCTTTGCTGTTGCCTCAACAGTTACTCCATTTTCAGTCAGTTTTTTGTTGTCGATAGATCCCTGATAAACATAAGTTCCGGGAGCATCTCCCATCGTTACATCCACGTCCTCCAGCAGATATCCAACGCATTTGTTGTCGTTGCTAGGGAATGGTGTACCGGCCTTTACGATCTTATTGCCATTCCCATCCGGACTTGATACCATCGTCTGCGGAACGATGCATGCCGCTCCTTCATACGGGAAAAATTTTAAAATACCTTTTTTCTGGGTGAAATCCCTTTCGATTGGTTTGCCCATTTTAACCTCCTTAAATCACATAATGATTCTGTGCTTCTGCTGATGCCGCCTGATTTCCGAAGGAGATCAGTTCTGCATTCTCAACATCGGCTGTTTTTTCTTTATTTCCGCCTGCTGGCCCACCATTCGGAACAGCTGCGCTTTTTGCGATTTCCTGTTCCTTTGCTTGCGCAGACGCAGTTTCTTTTTCGGAGATAATTTTCCCGAGTTCAGAATAATCAAGACTTCCGTCGTCTTTCACGACCTTCTTTGCCAGCTCTGCCGTAATTTTAAAATTCGTCATAGCAGATTCTCTCTGATCTCTGATTGCATTGTTTTTCTGCAAAACAGCAATCTGCTTATTCGCTTCTTCCAAGGCTTTATTTGCTTTTTCAATCTCGGAAAGATTCCCGGATTCAAGCTCGTCAATTTTTTTCTGCAGTTCATCTGCTTTACTTGCTTTTTCTTTATATCCAGAAGCTTTTTCTTTTTCTCTTGCTACCTCGGAATTGTTCTGGTTCAAAAGTGCTGTAATCTGATCGTCTGTCGCATCTGGGAAAAGCTTAATTACCTGTTCTCTTGTCATAAAAAATAACCTCCAATAACTCACATTTTTGTTTCCGCAGGTCGTTCCTGCAAAGTTTTTATTTGCTATTTACCGCATAGCTGCTTATAAAAAAGAAAAGCCGCCATATTGGCAGCTTTAACTTCTTTCATATTTAACTACGCACCGGCAGTTTACTATTTCCTCTGGGTGCGCCCCAAGTGAATAATCTTTCGGAAACATCATTTCAGAATTTCCGACCTTAAAAGAATCGAATATTCCAATCTTTTTTCCGTCCACTTTTACATGTGTATGTCGGACTTTTTTGTCCTCTTTGGTCTTCCAAACTTTGTACTTAAACCCATGACGTACTGCGTCCTTTTGATTTATGTAATTTCCAATTACGTTTGCTTCATTCGCTGCAATATTCATGGATTTCAATCTGCATGTATCCGCGTTATAAACAAAATTTTCTTTTACAGAATCAATGATCTGCTTTGTAATATAAGCGGAATACGTAACGATGTACGTTGGCGTTTCTTTCGAAGAAATGTATTTTCTGCAGATTTCGCAATACTTTTCCTGAATATATTTGTATACGCTTTCGATATCTGAATCTGTAAGAAGATAAAACATAATAAAAAAAGCATCTTCCAGCTCTTTTGCAAGCTGTTTGCGCTTTTCCTTTTCTTCTTCCGAAATGTCCATTTCTCCGAAATACTTATCATATGAAACGACGTTTAATTCGTCATTTTTTAATCGTATTCCCGCCATTTTCTTTATTCTGTAATCTCTTCAAACCCGCTGTTTATCAGAATAGCCTTAACCTTTTCCTTTAACAGCCTTGGGCATCTCTGATACATTTTCTTTGCTTCTTCCATTGTCTCCTGAGACATAATTTCCTGTGCCCATAACATAGCCATCATAATTACCATCCTTTCTAAGCATTTAAGCATATACAATCTCCGACATTTCCATTAAACACTGTGTTAGCATCTTGTTTTGGTCTTGTAACTCTGCAATTTTCTCTTCTGCGCTCCTTTCTTCCTGATCCACCCAATCCAGATATTTACCTGGATTCTCTTTTACTTTCTCTAGGTCTATTCTGCCTTCTCTTGTTACGATTTCTCTGTAGTCGCATTCCCACACCGTCTGCGGATCTT